GGTGCCTCAGCTCCCGTCCACTGGCAAAAGTTAAGTCGCCTAACCATAGCCTCTTTGCTAGGCATTCCGCGCGCCTCGGTTACCTGTTCGCGCAAGTATTTTAAGCCAGGCAAGTTGGCGTCTTGTAACGATGGGTTGGACTTGTACCAACAAGCCTCGTCGGCGATAGGGTCGTCTCCTTCGTCCAGCGAACAGATAAAACTAAAAAAGCCGTCGTCGATGGTGGTGCCGTTGGCCACACGTGAACCGTATTCGTGGTACTGCCAACACGGGCCGGTTTTATTGCTCCCCGAGTTGGTAATCATAAAAATTAATGCTTGCGTGCGGGACTTTGTACCGGCGCGCATCATTTCCACAACGTTGTTGTTTTTATGTTCGTGTACTTCGTCGATCAGGGCGACATGTGGGCGCGGCCCGCTTTGGCCGTCGTCCGCACTTACCGGGCGGAAAAACGAGCCGGTCTTCAAATATGCCAGGTTCCAGACATTTTGCCCGACGCCGGAACGTTCGAAGGGATGCTACTTAACGACGAACTTGCGCACAACGGGCATCCTGTACTAAAATGGTGTGCAACGAATGCGATTTGTGTAAGCGATGACGCCGACAACCGAAAGCCCAGCAAGGCCAAGGCCACCGGACGGATCGACTTAATAGTCGCAGCGGTTATGGCCGTCGGAGTAGCAACAAGCGACCGACCCGAACCGCCCAAGTCGTATAACATGTTCTTCCTGGGGTAATTTATGCCGCAAAAAATTAAAACAGATCGCGCTTACTCCGTCTTAAACGTCAAAGGTATTGACGAAGAACAACGCATTATCCGAGGCGTGGCCACAACGCCAACGCCCGACCGTTCCGGCGATATCGTCGTCCCCGGCGGTGTAAAATTTAACAACCCGATGCCGTTACTGTGGCAACACCGCAGCGACAAGCCCGTCGGCACGGTTACTTTTGAGAAGGCCACCAAGGACGGTATTACTTTTGAAGCGCGCCTCCCGGTTGTTACCGAGGAAGGCGAGCTCAAAGCCCGCGTCGACGAAGCGTGGCAGTCGGTTAAGCTCGGCCTAGTGACCGCCGTAAGTATCGGCTTTCGCGCTATCAAATACTCGTATTTGGAAAGCGGTGGCGTAGAATTTACAGAAAGCGAAGTTTACGAACTATCGCTCGTTACTATCCCGGCAAACGCGGAAGCAACGATTACACAAATTAAAGCAATCGACGCAGGCTTCCTGGGCGCGACCGCCCAAAAGGAAAAAGGTGTCGTACATTTAAAACCCGCTCGCGATGTGGCGAAACCAAAAACACCAATAAAATCGCCTGTGGAGGGCTCAAAAATGAACATTCAAGAACAAATCGCCTCGTTTAATGAAGCACTGAAAATCAAACAAGCCCGCCTTGCGGAAATTATGAAAAAATCAGGTGACGAAGGCCGCACCCTTGACGCCTCAGAAAGCGAAGAATTTGAGACGCTTTCCGGTGAAGTTAAAGCCGTTCAAGAACATTTGACCCGCTTAAAATCGGTCGAAGGCATCAACGTTGAAGCCGCAGCGCCCGTTACTGCAGTTAAAACTCATGCCGACGCAGTTGCCGCACGCGGTGGCGAGTCTGTAATCAAGGTCGCAAGCCGTCTGGAAAAAGGCGTTCAATTTGCACGTGTGGCAAAATGTGTAGGCTTGGCCGGCGGTAACTTGGGCAGCGCTTTACAGATGGCACAAGCACGCTACAAGGACGACCAAGGCATCCAAAATGTATTAAAAGCGGCCGTTGCAGCAGGTACTACCGACGTGGCAGCGTGGGCGGGTAACCTGGTAGGCGACGAAACACGCGTTTACGCGGATTTCGTGGAATATTTGCGCCCGCAAACGATCATCGGCCGATTTGGTACCGACGGCATCCCGGCCTTGCGTAACATACCGTTCCGCACTGCCCTGATCGGCCAAACAACCGGCGGCGACGGCTATTGGGTTGGCGAAGGCGCTCCCGTACCTCTGACCAAGTTCGAATACGGTCGTACCACTCTGGAACCTGTAAAAGTGGGTAATATCGCGGTTATCACAAAAGAGTTGTTGCGCTCTAGTTCACCTTCGGCAGATATGCTGATCCGTGACCAGTTGGCCGCAGCTTTGCGTGAACGTCTCGATACGGACTTCATCGACCCAAGCAAAGCCGCTTCCGCAGGCGTGTCGCCCGCTTCGATCACTAATGGCTTAACCGCTATTACCTCAAGTGGTACAACCGCAGACGACGTGCGTACCGACGTTCGCGCCGTATTTGCAGCGTTTATCGCAGCAAACAACGCCCCATCGTCTGGCGTTTGGATTATGTCGTCCACAACCGCTTTAGCCCTGTCGATGATGACCACCATAACCGGCGCGTCAGAGTTCCCCGGCATCAGCATGTTGGGCGGTCGTTTCCAAGGCTTGCCGGTAATCGTTTCTGATTATGTGCCTACAGTGTCGGCGGGTAGCCTGGTAATTCTGGCCAATGCGTCAGACATTTACCTCGGCGACGAGATGGGCTTGCAAATCGACTTCTCGACAGAGGCGTCTTTGCAAATGCTGGACAACCCTACCAACAGCCCTACAGGTTCAACGACCGCCACCACAATGGTGTCGATGTTCCAAACGGATTGCGTAGCGTTCAAAGCTATCCGCGAGATAAACTGGAGCAAACGTCGCGCCAGTGCAGTTGCCTACGTTGAAAACGTGCTTTGGGGCGTTTAATAGCGTAAGCTGGTCGGACGGGGTATAAAAGCCCCCGTCCAATTTTCAAAAATCCGGAGTACCTATGGCAAAAGTAACATTTTTAAAAAAATATAAAAGCTACACTCCCGGAATGGTTGTCGAATTATCAGATAAAGAAACGCGTCTATTTTTAGCACTTAGGCTTGTCGAAGTCGGCGTGGAAGGTTTACCAGTTACCGCAGCTATTAAAAGCGCACCAATTAAAAAAGCCATAAAAAAGGCTTAATTTATGGAACTTTTCGGGATCACGATAGGCAGGAAAAAAGCCCTGAACACCATCGACACGAGTCGCGGATGGTCTAATATTATTAGTGAGTCTTTTTCTGGCGCGTGGCAAGCTTCCGAGGAAGTAAGTCTCGACACCGCCTCGTCGTACTTTGCCGTTTATTCATGTGTTACCCTTATCGCGAACGATATAGGGAAACTAAAGCCATCTATTCGGGCAAACGTAGGCAATATTTGGCAAATTGTGTCAAATTCCGTCACAACATTATTAAATCGACCCAACCGTTACCAAAACCGCATACAGTTCATCGAGTGGTGGGTAATGTCCAAGCTGTTCAACGGCAACACGTACGTTTTAAAAGAACGCAACGGCGCCGGCAAAGTTATCGCGCTTTACATTCTCGAGCCAAGCCGGGTAACCCCACTCGTGGCTACGGATGGCAGTATTTATTACCAGTTAACGACGGACAATTTGAGCGGCATTTCACAAAATACCATTACCGTGCCGGCTAGTGAAATAATCCACGACCGAATGAACTGCCTTTTTCACCCGTTAGTTGGCATTTCCCCGATATACGCGAGCGGTCTGGCTGCGGGTCAAGGTTTACGCATTCAACAGGATAGCGCTAAATTTTTTGCCAACGGCGCCAAGCCTTCGGGTTTCCTATCGGCTCCGGGCGCAATAAGCGACACGACTGCGGCAAGGTTAAAAGCAGACTGGCAAGTCAATTATTCTGGGGACAATGCGGGCAAAGTGGCCGTTGCGGGCGACGGGATCAAATACGAAGGAATGCGCATGACCGCAATTGACGCGCAGTTAATCGAGCAACTTAATTTCTCGGCTCAAGTAGTGTGCAGCGCTTTCCATGTCCCTTCTTTTAAAGTGGGCGTCGGTACAACCCCGACTTACCAAAACGCCGAAGTATTGAACCAAATCTATTACTCGGATTGCCTGCAAACGCTTATCGAAAACATGGAATTGTGTTTAAAAGAGGGGCTCGGCTTATCTGAAAACCAAGAAGTTTGGATGGACTTAGACGGCTTATTGCGAATGGATACCGCCACACAATACAAAACCTATGGGGAAGGTATTAAAAACTCGATCTTGTCCCCCAATGAAGCCCGCGCCAAAGTTAACCTGGGCCCGGTTGAAGGTGGCGACAGCCCAATGGCGCAGCAACAAAATTACTCGCTTGAAGCCTTAGCGAAACGCGACGCTTTGCCCGATCCGTTCAACCCGACGACACCCGCACCGGCCCCGGCCGCCGAGCCGGAAGACGATGTGGTCATGATGCTACGAAAGGAGCTAAACCTTGGACATTAAGGCAATCGCCGAAACTATAAAAGAGTACGTCGCGAAGGCGCTCGAGCCTGTTACGTTGGCCCTTGCTGCGGTACAGGAAAAACAGCTAAAAGCGGAGGCCATTTTAAAAGGCTTGCCGACCGACACCGATCTGGACACAAAGATTAAAGCCTTAATGGACGCAGGCTTTGCCACGTTCAAGCCAGCCGAGCCGCCCGCACAGTTAACGCTCGACGAGGTGTTAAAAGCTTTGCCCGTACCTCCCGCGCAGTTAACGCTCGACGAAATATTAAAAGCTATACCTGCAGCCGAGCCGGTCGATATCGAAGCGCTCAAAACCGATATATTAAAAGCCGTACCGGCGCCCCAGGTTATCGACGTCGAAGCACTCAAGGCCGATATTTTAAAAGCCCTACCCGCACCCGAGCCGGTCGATATCGAAGCACTCAAAGCTGATATTATTAAGGGGCTACCCACACCCCCGGTGCCAGAGCACGGCAAAGACGCGCTCGACATTGATATTTTGCCAGGCATTGACTTCGAAAAGTCGTATTTACGCGGCACGTACGCAACGCACGACGGCGGCCTCTGGAAAGCGCACAGCAACACGCAAGGCGCGAGGGGTTGGGAATGTATCGTTAAAGGCGTTAAAGGCGTCACGTGCGATTTTGACGGCGAACGAAGCATTAAACTTAATGTGGAAATGACCGGCGGCGATATGATAGAACGTGGTTTTAGTGTGCCGGTGATGATTTACCGCAACGTGTGGACGGAAGGTACCTATGAAAAAGGCGACACCGTTACGTGGGCAGGCTCTTTGTGGCATTGTGACGAGCCGACCGATTTAAAACCGGGCGAGGGTAAAGGCTGGACACTTGCAACCAAACGCGGTCGCGACGGAAAGGACGCTAAACCCGTTGTCGATACGTCTGGCGGAGTAAAAATATAATGATGTTCGTTAGTATTGAACAGGCGCAAGACCACCTCCGCGCGTACGATGTGGAGGACGAAAACGACATTACGTTAAAAATACACGCGGCAAGTGGGGCTGTTCGTAACTATCTGGGCAGCTACGTCGACACGTTCCTCGATACGGCAGGCGATGTGATTGTGGATAGCTCCGGCGTCCCCGAGGTCCCCTACGAAGTGCAGATCGCCACGCTTATTTTAGTGGGTATTTTCTACAAAGACCGCGACGGTGATCCCGATAAAAATTATACGCCAGGGTATCTCCCCGCCCCCGTGACCGCTTTACTTTACCCGCTACGTGACCCGGTGGTGGTGTAATGGCTTTAAGCGCCGGAAAATTAAGGCACCGTATTACCATCGAGCGCAAAGTGCAAACGCGCGACGCCACGACCGGCGAGTTTACCAACACATGGTCGTCTGTTTGTTGTGGAGTACCTGCCGCCATTGAACCATTAAGCGCTCGCGAACTTATTGCCGCACAGACTACCGGATCGGAAGTTGTGGCGCGTATTACCGTCCGTTACCGCTCAGGCCTCGACGCTTCGATGCGTATCCGCCGCGGTACAGTCATTTATAATATTGCCGGGATTTTACCTGATAAAGAAAGTGGGCTCGATTACCTTACGATACCCGTTAGCGTCGGAGTCAATGAGGGTTGAAAGTTGCGATTATTGCGAGCGGCCCTTCCTTAACTTTGGAAGACTGCGAAAAAGTAAGAGCCGCCGGGCTTTTTACCATAACCGTTAATACCAGCTATAAAGCCGCCCCTTGGGCAAATATTTTTTATGCAGGCGACGGGGTTTGGTGGGAGCATAACGCCCCCGAAGGTGACGCGGAAAAGTGGACGAACTCAAAAACCGCCGCTAAAAAGTTTGGTATAAATCGGTTTAATTGCCAAAGCGGATATAACAGCGGGGCGCAAGCCATACTATTTGCCATCGAACGGGGCGCAACGGAAATAATATTACTAGGGTTCGACGGAAGCGTGGAAAACGGCGAACACTGGCACGGGAGGCACGAGAAAACACAAAACCCCGACGCGTCTTCCTGCAGGATGTGGCAACAACACTTTAAGCAGCTACCGCGAACGGTACCGATAATAAATTGTTCCAGGCATAGCGCCATTGACGTATTTAAGAGAGCAAACCTTGACGAGACAATTTAAGCATATTTGCGCAACCGTACCGCAGGGCGTTGGCGATATTTTTTGGTGCTATCAAAAATTAAAACCACATTGTGAGACGATCTCTTTTAAAATTGCCGTTTTAAATTCAACGTGCCCCGTTCAGGGCCGCGCCGAAAAAATCATTTTAGACTTACCCGGCGTGACGGAAGTAACGCTTTTAAAACTCAATATAAAAGAGTACGAACAGCTAATTGGCGCCAGGTATAATCTGGATATTATTTTAAACAACCGCGCCGACCACATTCAGACAAAATACAGCGTAAACCATTTACTCGATAACGGCGTTAAGCTTGAAGCGTTGGACACGTTGCCCGTTTTGTACGATGTACCTTTGCCGCTCGAACCGATACCGGGCTTACCAAGCGGATACGCTGTTTTTTACGTTTCAGGTACAACGGCCAACGTTAAAGCGCAACGCGACCTTAAATTGTGGACTTATGCGGCATGGGCACACTTGGTAAAAAAGGCAGGTTGCCCGGTCGTGCTAACCGGCGCCGAGTTTGACGCCGAAGTCATGCGCCAGATTAAAAAGCTTTGCCCGGAAGTTACGCTCGTCATACAGCCTGAGCCTGCAAAATTATTTTACCTATTAAAAAACGCCGCTTTTTTTGTCGGGTATCAATCAGGCCTCAGTGTGTTAGCCGATAACCTCGGGGCAAAGTCGTTAATTGTTTATTTTGACAAACTCCCGCTAATGCAGGACTCGTGGGCGCACCCTGCCCGGCGTGAAACCCATTTCAATTGGTGCTATTTTTCCGACGGTATCGAGAAAGCCGCCGCAATAATGAAGGCGCGCCTATGCTCTTAACGGGAATGCATGGGCTAGGCGATAATATTTATACGCGGGCGTTTATCCCACGCGACCAAGTCGTTTACATAAAAACCCCCTGGCCAGAAATTTACGAAGACTTACCGCTCGTCCGGTGCGTGGCTTCCGGTTCGCCTTTGCGTACACAACGAAAAAACGAACAGCAAACGGCGTACAAGTTTCACGAGGCGCCCGCAGGTAATTTTAAAAAGGTACATTATGCAAACGTGCCAATTTTCCAAGGTTTGGCGGGGTCAATTGGAACACCGGCGCAACAAATGAGCCTTCCGGACTTCGGCCCGCCGCCCTTTGCTCAAAAATACGCGGTGATACGCCCCGCAACGGTTCGCAAAGAATGGGCCGCACCGGCACGCAATCCCAAACCGGAGTATTTAGCCTATTGTGCCGACCAACTAAAAAGGGCGGGGTATTTAGTAATATCCGTCGCCGATCTTGAACCTAGGCACGAAGTTGCCGCAGGGCCGTTGCCTTATGCCGATATCCAGTACCACGCGGGCGAGCTACACGTAAAAGAACTTTTGCGGCTTACACAACACGCGGACGTCATTGTCGGCGGGGTCGGTTGGATCGTGCCGGCGGCTATTGCACAAAGTCGCCCAGCTTTTATTATTTGTGGAGGCGAGGGCGGCTGGAATCATCCGGACGTAATAACCCACCCATCCATGGACCTAACAAAAATAACATTTATAAAACCTGATAACTTTTGCCTATGTAGGAGCCACCAGCATGACTGCGACAAAACCATTAAAGACTTCCCCAGCTTATTCGATAGTTGGATCCTTAATTTGGGATAATGTGCGCGGATATGGTCTGGACGAAACGCCCGCCATTTCGTACGAGGCAGACTACTGGGAAGAATACCAACGCCGTGACGTAACCGAGATTGGCCGAGCTTTAACAAAGGCCCGTTGCGAGCTTGTAGCGCGCCACACTAAAAAGGTGCCCGTTGATGTAGGCATCGGGGCCGGCGCGTTTGTGTTGGCTTCGTGCGGCTTTGGATATGACGTAAACCCCGTCGCGGTCGAATGGCTTAAAAGAGGCGGCCGTTTTATTGACCCCTATCAAAGCTTCCCTGGATGTTTAACTTTTTGGGATTCGCTCGAACATATACCCGACCCGAAAGCCCTGTTAAACCGAGTGCCCCGAGGCGGCCACGTATTTGCGGCCATTCCAGTATTTGAAAATATGGAACATTGTTTAAACTCCAAGCACTACAAGCCCGGCGAGCACTTGTGGTATTTTACGCACGAGGGTTTTTTGGCGTATACGGAAGATTTGGGCTATTCTTGTTTAGAGCATACCAACGTGGAAACTATTATCGGGAGGGAAGGCGTTAACTCTTACGCTTTCGTAAAAAATTAACGATAAATTCGAACTAATTGGCGTCGACGAACTTTTAAAAAAGTTTAATTCGATAAACTATGAAACCCGCTATAAAGGCGGGCGCTTTGCGCTTCGGAAAGCCGCTAATATTGTTGCAGACCAAGCCCGGCGAAATGCGGGAGGTATTGACGACCCCGAAACCGGCCGGAGCATTGCGGCCAATATTGCCGCGCGCTGGAACGGGCGGTTATACAAAAAGACGGGCGATTTAGGCTTTAGGGTTGGCGTCCTGCATGGTGCGCTTTTAGCCGACGGCGGCGATAAGTCCGCGAACAGCCCAACGCCGCATTGGCGGCTTTTGGAGTTCGGGACAGAGAAAATGAAAGCACAACCTTTTATGCGCCGCGCCCTTGCAGACAATGTGGAAGCCGTGGCGGATGCTTTTACGCGCGAGTATAATAAAGCTTTAGACCGGGCAATTAAAAAAGGCGGCTCAAATGTACCCTGATATCTTCGAAATATTAAGCGCAGACACGTCCGTCGCGGCTTTGCTCGGTTCAGGAAGCGCTTGCCGCGTTTACCCGTTCGGGATTGCGCCGGAAGGTGTGGCCAAGCCTTACGTTACATGGCAAACAATAAACGGCGGCCCCGAGAACTATTTGCAAGGCTCCCCAGACATTGATAACTTTACGCTGCAGATCGATTGCTGGGGCACGAGCGTCACAAGTGTTCGAAATGTAGCCAACGCTATACAAAATGCGATACAATCACAAGCATACGTCACAACTTTGCGCGGGGACTCTCGAGACCCTGTAACGTTAAGTTACCGCCAAGGCTTCGATGTTTCATGGTTTAAACCGAGAGGGTAAAAAAATGTCAAAAATTACGCAAGGTACACAGATTTATTTTATTGACCCGTTCGACAATTCCTTGGTGACTGTCGATTGTGCCACAACATTTACCCCAGGCGGTTCGCCCGCCGACCAGATCGAAACGACTTGCCTCGAAGCAACCGAGCGCGAATACGTCGCAGGCTTGCGCACACCGGGCCAAGCGTCCATGTCGGTTAATGCCGACCCAACCAACGCCAGCCATGTGCGTATGCACGAACTGAGCGAAGCGAACCCGCAGGAAGTTTTAAGCTGGGCGGTGGGTTGGTCTGACGGCACAGCGGCGCCAACGGTTAACACGGCTGGCGATTTTGTGTTGCCGACCACTCGCACGTGGTTTACGTTCCAGGGCTATATTTCCGACTTCCCGTTCGATTTCCAGTTGAATGCGGTTGTTACCTCAGCAATCACGATACAACGCTCCGGTGGTTCGGCGTGGGTGCAAAAGGTTTAATTTATGGGCCTACTTGACCAGGCGGGGGCGTTCATTGGGGCGCCCGTAAAAAAAGAGATAGAATGGACGGCTAACGGCGAGGACTTTACCTTCGACGTATTTATTAAGCCGCTTTCGTACCACACCGCCAAGCATTCTATTCGCTCCATTGCGGGCGATAGCGACGCCATTGCCGCACGGATCGCGGCTAGCGTATGCGACGAACAAGGCCAACCCGTTTTAAGTATCGGCGACATTACCGGCGACGCTGATCCAGTACGCGGCGCGATGTGCGAATCCTTAGTAATGGCGTTATTAATTGCCATTGCGGAGGTGTCCGGCGTGGGAAAGCAGATACGGAGTTTAGTGCCGAAGACGAGCTTTGGTGCGAGCTCGTCCTTAACGGCATTGGCGGTAAAACAGTCGAGGAAGCGCAAAAAACCATAAGCGCACCTGAGTTTTATTTGTGGACGCAATACCGAAACAAACGCGGATCGTTAAACACAGGCATGCGGCTTGAAGGTGGGTTTGCTTTACTGGCCACATTGTTTGCGAATAAAAACAGGAAGCAAGGATCGGAGGCTTTTTCAATGCACGACTTTGCACCGCATCACGACGAGCCTGTAATAACTCTCGATGACGCCATGAAAAAATGGGGATAAGTTTAAATGGCATCAAAATCACTCGGAACCCTAACGCTTGACCTGATCGCCAAAATCGGCGGTTTTACGGGCCCAATGGATAAGGCCGCCCGCAATACCAAGAAAAACTCGAAGTCAATGTCGGATGCCCTAATTTCAGTCGGCAAAGCCTCCGCATTGATGGCTGTTGCTGCTGGTGGCGCGTTGGCATTAATGACCATTAAGGCCGCCCAGGCAGAGGACGCAATTAAAGACCTTGCCGCCGCCAGTGGCATCGCCATAAATGATTTTAAAGCCCTTTCCTATGCGTTCGGCACGGTCGGGATATCTGCCGAACAGCTTTCGGAGATGTCACGAAAGGCCGTTACTAGCCTCGGTAAATTCATGCAAACAGGCAAAGGCGGCTTTGCCGACGTGTTCGAGGTGCTAGCGGGTAAAGTCGACCTAACCGCCGACTCATTGCGCGGGCTTACCGGCCCTGAAGTTTTACAGAAAGTTAAAGACGCTATGGACCAAGCGAATGTGCCTATAGAGCAACAAGGCTTTTTACTCGACAAGGTGGTCAAGGGTGCCGGTAAGTTAATACCGTTATTTGCGGATCAAGGCGCCGCGCTTAACGAAATGACCGACAAGTTTAACAAATATAACGAATCGCTTTTATTGAGCACCGAAGCGTCCGACGACCTGGGCGACATTGCCGACGATTTCGATTTGCTTAAAGTTACAATGGAAAACGCCACTAAGTACCTGGCGGCCGAGTTCGCCCCCGAGCTTAAAAAAGCCATTAACTGGGCGCTTGAAAACGTACCTAAAGCCGTTTCGGCTATGGAGTCTTTCTTCGGGCAATTCCGGGACGTTGAAGATATAAGCAGCGTTAACGTGTTGCTCGAAAAACAAGCTAAAAATATAGAAACCATCGCCGCCATGCAGGCCAAAGTACAAAACGGCACAGCCGGAACCCGCGTATACGATACGCTCGAAGCCGCGTTATTGGAAAACTCGGCCATAGAGTACAAGCTGGACCTGTTAAAACAGCAAGAACAAGCCCAAAAAGCCGTTGTGGCCGCCGCGTTACCGACGACCATCGACACTGCAAGCGCAAAGGTCGCACAAAAAGAAGCTATAAAACTGCAAAAAGAAGCGGCCGCCGAACTTGTTAAATTTCACGAATGGCAAATTAAACAGGCCGACGACGAACTCGATTTAATTTACGAGCTTGACGACGCCCGCCGCGAATCGTTGCAGAAACAAAAAGACGAGTTTAACGCCCGGCGCGAAGAAGCGGCGGACTGGTTGAACGTTTTAGAAAATGAAAACGCGACGGAACTGCAGCTTATCGCCCAGCACGAACAAGATAAACTCGACATTGCCGAAGCGTACTATATGGACGGCTCTTTAAGTCGCGAGCAATACCAAAATGCTTTAACTGAGATTGACAAGGCCGCAGCCGCCGAGCGCGAACAGTTCGAGCTTGCGAGGCAACAGCTTTTATTTACATCGGGCGAGCAATTCTTCGGAGCTATGGCCGACATGGCTAAAACTTTCGGTGGGGAGCAATCGACCTTCTATAAAGTCATGTTTGCCGCGCAAAAAGCCGCCGCGATTGCGTCCTCGATTGTGGCTATACAGCAAGGTATCGCGCAGGCGGCAAGCTTAACGTTCCCCGCGAATATCGGCGCAATGGCAACCGTGGCCGGCGCAACGGCGGGGCTTGTTTCCACAATTGCCAGCACGAATATCCAGGGTATGGCGCACGACGGGATCGACTCGGTGCCGCAAACGGGCACATGGCTTTTACAGAAAGGCGAACGCGTGACCACGGCGGCCACAAGTGCTAAACTTGACCGCACGTTATCGAATATAGGCAGCGGTGGCGATGTTACTATCGTTAACCAAACCACCGGCCGAGTGGATAATGTGGAAAAACAAACAATGGACGATGGGCGGCTTGTTATTATCATCCAGGAAGTCATGAACGCGGAACTAAACAACCCGAACAGCCGAACCAATAAAACCCTAACGCGAACGCGACAAGCGCCGAGGAAGTTTTAAAAATGCCCGCAACGTTCCCCGCCAACATTTGCCCGGTAATTAGCCAAGGTTACGCTTTCGGCACACCTAACAATGTGTTGTCAATCGAGACGATGGGCGGCGCGCCTTTACAGGTTCTCGACTACCGCACCGGCCCTGTTGAAATTGGTGTTACAGTTATCGGTGGGCGTTTAATTCGTGACGTAATGAGCGATTTTATTTACGGCAAAATAAATGCAGGCGCCGATAAATTTTACATGAATCTCGACAGCGGTTTCGGTACCGAGCAGCATATCGTACAAATGGTGCCGCAGTCGGTAAAATTTGACGGCGGTAACGGCCCCGTGTGGGTAATTAGTTTTACTGCCCGAGCCGAAACCACACCGGCGCAAGACGCGCCTTATGGGGGCAACCTGGCCGACCTGTACGCCATTTACGGGGACGATACTGAGGCGCTATTGGCCGCGCTTGATCTATTTGTTAATACAGAATTGCCGGTCTATTTTTAAATGAGTACCGCCGACGAACTAAGGGCCATGTTGGTAAGCTACCCCGCCGGGGAGTACAGCATCGATACGCTCGAAATATCCCACCCGTTAATGTCGCAATCATATTTTTTGACCCGCGAACCGGAGGGCATAACCGCCACGCTTGAAACGGCCGTCGTTCAAGTGTTTACCGGGGCGCAAATAAACCTCGAACTTAATTCGACAAAAGATGATCTGGATCAAAACTTCCAGTTTACTTTTCCGGATTTGGATAACGTGCTCGATGATGAAATGGCGCGTATCCCGTTCGACGACACTACTCCTATTACTGTTATTTACCGGGCGTACCTCAGTTCCAACTTGACCGCCCCGGCCGAGGTTTTCCCTTTAGAAGTGTTGGACATATCACAACAGAAAGGCGCTTTTACGTTAGCGTGTGGCGTTTCCCAGCTTAACTGGCGGCAAACCGGGATAACCTATAACTTTGACGACTTCCCAATGTTGCGGGCGCTGTGAGTTTTATAACTGACACTATCGGGTTGCCGTATTGCCTCCACAACTTGCGCGGCGTTAATTGTTGGGGCTTGGTGGCTTTATATTATAAAACCCGAGGCGTAGAGCTTCCCGAGTATAAAGCCGAGGCGCTTAACACGCGGGCAATTAGTACCGCTTTTTCCTTGGCATTTTTGGAGGGAGCGCACGGGTTCAAAATAACAACAAGCCCGGTTAACGGCGATGTGATAATATTTAAAAGCGCCACGCAAACACATTGCGGTATTTGGGTCGAAGGGAAAGTTTTACATTCAAGCCCGACGGTTAAAGGCGTCGCTTATCAGGAAATAAAAGACGTTTCGGGCTTCACGAGTATAGAGTTTTGGACTTATGACAAAGATACACCTTCGAACGATAACAGGTAATACAGGCACTATTAAAACCGGCTTAACGGTCGGGGAATGGCTTGTCAAAAATTACTCAGGCACGGGCAAAGCGTGGACGGTACTGCACAACGGCGTCGATATAACGCTCGATATTGATAAACTTTGCGAAGGCCGGAGCGAGTACACCGTTATAGAAACACCAGCCGCAGGGATAGGTGTCGCAGGTTGGATCGCCATAGTTTCCCTCGTCATCAGTGTGGCCGCCTACGCGCTCGCCCCTAAGCCAAAAATCCCGGCCACAATAAATCGCAACCAGGAAAGCCCGAATAACGCACTTGGCGCACGCTCGAACCAGGCGCGCCCGTTGCAACGTGTGCCCGATATTAAAGGGACGGTTAAGTCAATACCCGATGTGGTTATGCCCCCATACTTTAAATATCAGGACTTACGCACCCGTGTGGAGCATGGCTATTACTGCGTAGGCAGGAAGCAATTAAGCATCGCAAGCATTAAAGATGGGGACACGCCGATAAGCTTGATCGAAGGCGCGTCGGCCCAAGTGTACTACCCGTACAACTCGCCCAACTCGAGCGCGGGCCCGGATGTGCAAATAGGGGACTTTATCGACCTACCCGTGTACACGCCGTACAGGTCTAACGAGGTTGACGGCATCGCTTTGCCGGCCATTGACGAGGTTGGCGCGACTCCCGTAGAAGCGGATATTTATTGGCCCGGCGGAATAGGTACACTCCCTTACGGGTACACGGCTTTTTCGCTCGAGCAAATTGGCGCGGAAGTTGAGTTTCTTATCGCCGGGGCGTTTAGCACTTTTGAACTTTCCCCCGACTACTACGCAGGGAACTTCATTACTTTATCAAACGCCATTTTTGATTTTAACGGAACAGATATTGACGTTAGCGGCACTTACGAAATTTTAGAAGTAACAACGATAAATTACGGGTCGTTCGGGAAGGAGTACAGCATAATCCTCGATATGGTGTGGCCTAGCGTTGAGACCTACGCGGTAGCTTACGCCGGGGCGCAATCCGTAACACGTTTTAGTACGCCATATAATAACTGGATTTACATGACCCGCGCCGAGTTGGAGCAAGGGTTCGTTAATATCACCGCCCCAAACGGGATTTTTTGGGATACTGGCGAGGCGTGGCCGTTAGCGCTAACCATTGATTTTGAAGTCGAAGTCGAGCCGGTCGATATTGACGGCAACCCGAGCGGGTCGTCCACGGTTTACAGCGGGGCGCTATCCGGCAATAGCTCAATTAAGCGCGGCATAACCGTGGAATTCACGCTCCCGTACTCGACCCGGTTTCGTTGTCGCGTGCGTCGTACCACTCCGCGCAATACATCCAGCGGCACGATAATGGATGATATCAAGTGGGAGGACTTATACGGCCTCGATACGGTCGACCTTACCGACTTCGGCAATGTGACCACAATACAAACTAAAACCATCGCCACACCTTTTGCGACAGCCGTTAAAGACCGCCAGTTGAACTGTATCGCGTCGGAAATGCTCTACAAGTACGAAGCCGGGGGAACGTACGAAACGGCTTTAACGGTAAACGCGAGCGCCATACAGTCCTATATTAGCGACTTTACCGACCCGCAATTAGGCAACCGCCCTTTGGCGGAACTTGACGCCGACGGTTTACTCGATTTAGAAGCCGCCATTGTGGCTTACTTCGGAACGACCGAGTACACGCAATTTAATTTTACGTTAGACAGTACGGACATTACCTTCCAGGATTATACGCAAATGCTGTTTAACGCCATCAATTGCGTGGCGTACCGTGACGGCTCGATAGTACGGGCGCACTTCGAAAGGCCTGTTACCGAGCCCACAATGCTTTTTACGCACCGTTCAAAGTTGCCCGGCTCAGAAACTTATAGTCGGTCGTTCAACTTGTCGCAATTGCCTGATGGCGTGGAGTTCAAATGGACAAACCCGGACACCGACACGCAGGAAATTATCTACATCCCCTCCGATAAAAGCGCCGTAAATCCAAAAAAATTTGAAATGGCGGGCTTTAGAAACTACAATCAAGCCTATAAACGCGCGTACCGCGAGTATAATAAGGTACTGAACGAGAAAGTTTTTATAGACTTCGAAGCCACGGCGGAAGCGCGGTACATTAAACCCGGCGCCGTCATTAGTGTGGTTAAAGGCACGCGCACCAATACGTCCGACGGGGAAGTTTTAGCGGTATCGGTCGACGGGTACACGTTGACACTCTCCCAGGATGTAAGCTTTGCGGATACGGGCGTCCACTCAATTATTTTAAAGATGGACGACGGCACGTGCGAACCGGCGATCTTATGCACCGCAGGGGCGGAGGCAAACGAGGTAACACTGGACACCCTCCCGAGTTTTACCATTCGGACGGGAATAGATTATCAACGGCGCACCGAGTTTTCCTTCGGGAGCGACGATAGGCTAAACGCCCAATTGTACATTGCGCGCAGTATTGATACCGGGCAAAAACACTCGGTTGCAATTCGGGCGGTAAATTATACGGACGCTTATTACGCCGATGACGGTGCCAATTTAAGCGCGTTTAGTAGTGGTTTTAGTAGCGGATTTAGTTAACGGGGCAAATTATGGCAGGCGAAATAACGGTTTTACAATTGCAAAATGCGGCCCTTGATGTGGAAACTATCGCCGAAGTGGCAATGGTGGGCTACACCGCCGACACAACCACGAACCGCGACGGCGATGTGGTTAACACGTTGCAAGGGCAATTAAAGTTGCTCGGGTATATTCCGCCGGTTACTTACGCGGGGGCTATTTCGTTCGGGGCAAACGACCGGACAAAAACGGTGATCCGGAGCGGGATTACATATTCCCCTATAGTCACGGCTTTACCGTTCACCACGTCAGGCACGTGGGCCGCCGATGACGAATTAAAATTTCAGGTAATACCGCAAGGTAGCTCTGATTATTACACCGACAGCGGCACCACAAACACTTTTGTTTTAACGCCCGGCTCTAATACCATCCCCCCGACCGGCTATTACGAAGGGATGGAAGTTACTTTTAACCCGAACAGCGACAACACCGGGGCGTGTACGATTGATGTAAACGGGTTAGGCGTTAAAGACATAAAGGATAGGTGGACGGGCGCGGGGGCGTTAGTTGCCGGCGAAATAGTAAAAGCGACGTCGAGCTCTGAATCGTTAACCACCCTTGTGTATAACGGGACGTACTTCGCGCCGAAGCAATTGTCCATTAACCTTCTCGCGGGTACGGGTATTTACTGGCCGTCGGGCAGGCTTGACGCCGAACGCATAACCCACTCGGACTCGGGAAACTCTTTCACTTTTAACTGGACGACAAGCACAACGCCAACACTTTTGGAATCTATGGTGTCCTCTGTACAGGGGAATTCCTGGAATAGGACGATAGGCGCGACGATAGGGGAAACGCTCTATATGGCCGGGTCAACGAGCGGCGGAATAACGGCCATTCGATACCAAGATAAAACCTCCGGGTATATCGCCACAATTAACGCGACTTCCGTACAGCAAAAAGTTTTTGAATGGGATGATGTGGCGTTAAAAGCCACTAAAGCGTTTGAGTTGCCGACCTATGCAAACCTTGCCGCTATATCCGCCGCCATAACCGCACCTCGGGCAGGTATGCTCGTTTACGTCACGGGGCAGGGTATGGCAATTTATAAAGCGTCTTGGGTACGCACCACCGACGAAACGACGGCCATAACGTGAGTTTTTTAGCGGCTTTATTGTTTTACCCTTACGCGGCGGTCGGGGTTGGGTATAAAATACAGGAACCAGGGTACGTGGAGTACAGTGGGCGCAAGTTACCCGTGGACTTTGGGGACAACGATACCGCGCTCCTCGAAGTAGGCTTCGAAACAAATTACCCGATAAGCTTCGGTTTAAAACACGATAGCCAGTGGAGCTCAGGCGCGCCGTTTAACGATAACGCCGAGTACCATAAAACCGAAATTTTTATACGCTACAAAATAGGCGGCAAACCATGAGTTGCGAAGATCAAATCCAGCTAGAAGCGTACCGGGGGAACGAAGTCCCGTACACTGTGGTAATAACAAACGAGACAACCGGCCTCCCGGTTGATATAACCGGCGATACGGTGATCCTTACGGTTAAAGCCGCGCTAACGGGCGACGCTTTAATCACAAAAATCAACACGGTACACAGTAGCCCCACGACAGGAACGACCGAGTTTGTGTTGGAGTCCGCCGATACATTGGCCCTCCCGCCCCGTAACTATTATTTGGATGTAACATGGATTAACGGCGCAGCCGTCACCACGCTATTTGTGGCCCGCTTGCAAATTTTAACCCCTGTGAGAACGCCGACATGACAGATATAGCCGTTACGATTGCCCCAACGGTACAATTTAATTGCTCGGTAACGGTCGGCGCGGTCGGGCCGGGCGTAGCGTCCGGGGGCACAACGGCGCAAGTGTTACGCAAGGCGAGCAACACGAGTTACGATACCGAGTGGCACACGCTTACAAAAGCGGACGTGGATCTCGCCAATGTGGACGACACACGCGACTTTGATAAACCCGTTAGCACGGCCACGCAAACGGCACTCGACGCAAAGGTCGACGAAAACGCAGCCATAACCGGCGCGACTAAAACAAAAATCACTTACGACGCCAAGGGCTTGGTTACATCGGGCGCGGATGCAACCGCCGCCGATGTGGGGGCAGAGCCGACAATCTCAGCAGGAACAACGGCGCAGTATTGGCGCGGTGACAAGTCTTGGCGCGACTTTTTCACAGACGTGCGGGCGGCTACCTTAACCGGGTTATCGTTGGCAACGTCGCAGGCTATAGCGGCAACCGATAGCGTTTTATTGGCGTTGGGTTATTTACAGGCGCAAATTACAGCCATTGGCGTGGCAAACAGTACGGCAGTTAAAACAGCATTAAACGCGAGCGGTTCAGCGCCAGTTTATGCTTGTCGGGCTTGGGTGAATTTTAATGGAACAGGTACTATTGCTATTCGGGCAAGCGGGAATGTTTCGAGCATAACTGACGCGGGCGCAGGCATATTTAGGCCAAACCTAACGGTAGCAATGGCAGACACAAACTACAGCCCAACCGTAAATTGTTATTTTGGAACAGGTGCAGCGAATGAAAAAGGCGTTAGTATTATTTCTTCATCTCAATATCAAATTAATTTAGTAGTATCATCAGCGGGCTTTGATTCTGCAAGTGTTTTTAGCCAAGTATTTGGTAGCTAATCATGAAAAGAATAATTTACACGCAAGACAATGGAATCGTAGCTATTTTGGTTCCGTCACCCGAGTTTATTGCTTTACACAGTTCGATAGACGAAGCGATGGAAGCATTATTGGCTAAAGACGTTCCGCCCGGAAAACAAGCTGAAATCGTATACGCCGCAGCCGTTACAGGTGATCGCACGTTCCGCAATGCGTGGGTAAAAGACGGAAAAACAATCAAAACCGACATACTAAAAGCCAAACTAATCGCGCACGATAAGCGCAGAGCAAAGCGTGCAGCAGAGTTGGCGCCATTGGACATAGAGGCAGCCATACCCGCAAAAGCCAATCAAGCAGAGGCGGCACGGCAGGCAATACGCGACAAACACGCCGCACTACAAACCGCAATCGACGCAGCGACAACAGAAGCGGCACTAAAGCAATTACTGGTAGACGCGGCGGCATTATGAACGAGCCAAAATACCTAACCATTGCCCGCGGCGACATTGGCCTGACTGAAATTAAAGGCCTAAAACACCAAGCCCGAATAACTGGCTGGCTTAAAAAATTGGGCGCATGGTGGGCAGAGGACGAAACCCCGTGGTGCGGCGTTGCCGTTGCCGGTTGGTTATCCGAGGCCGGTTTGCCGATTAATAAAACGTATTACCGTGCATTATCGTGGGCAGGATACGGCTACCCGTGTACCGTTCACACATTGGGCGCAATTGCTGTTTTAGAACGTAAAGGCGGCGGCCATGTTGCTTTAGTAACAGGCGTCGCGCCGGACGGTTCGGCGGTTCGTTTATTGGGCGGCAACCAGGGCGACAAAGTGTGCGAGAGTTGGTTCGCCACGTCGCGGGTTATTGCGTATAGAATCCCGGAAGGTATAATAGGCTATCCGGCGCCCATCGTGCCAATTGGTGAGTTTAGCAAAACCGAGGCCTAGTGATGAATGAAGAACTTAAAGAGGCCGTAAAGCCCGAGTTTGTGTCCGCAGCGGTTATGGGCGCACTGATCGCCTTATCGTTTTGGCCCGTTGCGGATCGCAAGAAAGCGTGCGCAAATGTCGTTATTGGTACAATTATTTCCCTTGTGTCCACACCGGGGCTTTATTCCTTAATTATTTGGAAATTCCCAAGCTTTCCAGTGACCCAAATGCTCACCGGCGCCGTATACTTCTGGATGGGGCTTTTAGGTATGCAAATAGTTCCGGTTGTTTCGTTTTTATTGTCTAAACTGCGCGATTCTAAATTGCCGGGGGGCGAGTAATGCTGTGGCTTAACCTGCTTGTAATGCCTGCTAGTATTTATTTAATGTGCGTCGCGGTGTGTATTACGAACCGGATGAACCGGCGCACGAAGCACCGAAAACGACTGGGGGTAATAGGGCTTGGTGGTATTGGCGTTTGGGCCATTGCACGCTCGATAACGTGGCAATGGAACGGCACGACAACCGATATATTTTTGGCGGCATTGGTTATAGCGTGCGCAATTGTGTTGGCTTATTTCCCAAGGGTGAGCGTATGACTCCACAAATTAAAATGGTACTCGGCCTCGTTTGGGCGCTTACTTGTTTTGGGGTAGGCGTAACGACGGGGTACAAATGGCAGGAACTGCGCTACGTTGAACGCGAAAACGAGGTACAAGCGGCGCACATTGCACAGTTAAAAACCGAACGCGAGGCCGCAGCGGTACAAATCGAAGCGACCGAGGCGGCGCGGGTAAACTTACAAAAAAATATAGAGGCGGCAAAAAATGATAATGCGAAGCTTGTTAATGATCTCGATAGTGGCCGTAAGTGGCTGCGCATCTTGGTGCGAAACCAAAAAACCTGCCCCACTTCCCCAGGCACCGGCGGAACTACGGACGAGCTCGCCGAAGTTGCTCCCGATGTTCGACGGGATATTCTCAATTTCCGAGACAAAGTGATCGAGCACGATGCCCGAATGGAGTTCATAGAGGGTATCTGTCGCAAGCGGTACGCGCCATTTTAAAACCAAAAAAAAGCGGGAAGTTACGCCCGCTTTTCCTTTTTTTTTATCAACGTTAAACTACGATGCACGTAGAAGTTTTTAACGTAAACATTCGTTCAGCTAAAGCCACAACGCGGCGCCTTCGATCCGAAACCGTAGAAACTACGGAAACAAATGCTTGCGCAACGGGAGCTTTACCCGGCTCTACTTTCAAAGCCGTATTAGCCGGAACGACAAGGCTAAACACGTCGTGCCAATTAATATTAAGCACGATAGAAGGTAGGGCGTAAACGAACGCAACTAACATGCTGAAAAATCCAGAAATTCGGAAAGATCGCATAATGATCACCTCTTTACTTTTTCGACTTGTCTTTATCGGGCGCGACAAGCTTCCCCGTTTTTATCAGTATACACTAAAATGGCGCATTGTCGCCAAGCGTGTTACTTGCATCGGTGAGTACCCGATCTAAGTATTTATCTTCCCAATATTTACAACCCTTACTCGCAAACCTGTGGTTAAAGTGCAACCAGTCGCACCGGCACGTTTTACCGATAGATTTTTCGGGGCGTGCCAACCGATACACATCGACCCGGTATTCGCTCCCGCACGAGCATTTCGGCGGCCGGATATACGCCTCGATACGCCTCGGCAAAACTTTCCGCTTTTGGCATTTGCGCCGCCGGCACACGTGGGGGATGTTAGCCACGGTTATGGCACGGCAACTCGGCGCACGTGTCGCAGAGTATAACGGCGCTCGAATACTGTGAAGCGAACCGACAGCCGCAACTTGAAAACTTTAAAGGCGGCGCAGGTGGCGGCGCGGGGCGTTTTACCCCATCGGGCAAAGGTTGGCTTTGTTTCTTCATTTTGTACCACCACATTGTGTTTTATATGAGCCGTTATAATCGGGCCAATAGCCGTCGCGTACCATTTCGCAGTAAGTGTCGGCCTGTACCTTTGCGGCGTCCGCGTCCATCGCGCCCGCAATTAAAAGCCCGGCTATGATGAAACAACCAGCGAGAATGCCAATAATTTGTTGCATGTTTATTACCTCAGGTTATTTGCGTCGCGGCATTTACCGCACGCGCCGCCGATCAATCTTGGGAACTCGTAGCCGCAATAATCACACTCACCTGGGCGGCCCGCCGGTATCTTTGCGGCGTTCCGTATATTGCTAATTGTGGCTTCCGTTATGGCGGCCTCGCGGTCGCGCGCCTCGTCTAGTTCTTTGCTCATTTTACCCAATCACCAACATAAAAATAATAAATAAAGCGGCCAATACGGCCACACGAATAAGCCTTTCCATTTTTAAATTACCTCGGAGCGGCCAAGTGCCACCCTTTACATTTTGGGCACGCCTCGACAAACCGAAGCACGCCGCGTCGCCCTTGAATGGCGGCTACATTACGCGCCGCCGCCTCTGTTGTAAAACGTTTACGGGGTTTACAGGGGTGCATAATTTACCTCTAAATATTTAAGGTGGCCTCCGGCGATTGCGTCCAGCAAGGCGACCGCATTGGAAGAACTCATCCCGAAGTCGACTAACTGGCGCAATATTTCCGCGTGTACGTTTGTTTGGTGCGTTACGTCGGCAAGCTCCCGATCCAGTCGGGCTTTATCCGCCGCCACGGTGCGCTCGTGTTGCCTTACCGCTTCCGCCGCGACCCGTTCGTCGTGCTCGCGTTGGCGTGCCGCCGCTCCGGCTTCCCATTCGACCAGCTTGGCACGCTTCTCGACGAGTATTTCGCCCGCGTCGGCTACGGCTTGCGTGTACTTCGGCAAAAATTCCTCGCAGGTTTCGTCAACTTGAATTGTGGCCAAGTACGCGAGCGCCCCGTCAATGCCGCCGAGTGTGGCGTAAGGTTGGATAGTTAACTCGTGGATCATGGTTAAATTGTAATTGTGGCCAGCAATGCGCGCTTTTTCCGCATTTTCCAACGCGGTAACCGGGGCGCGTACGGCGTCGCGCAACTTGTCGCAGGCGTCCACAAACCATTTAAGCTCGGCCTCGATCTCGCGTACCGTGTTTTCCTTAATGGCTTTTAAGTACGCTCGGCCCGGTTTCTCGACCGCAACTTTGCTGCGACTAACTTCCGCAGCTAACGTAACGAGGCGCGCTTGGCCCTCTTTGGTCGTCGCGTCCACAACTTCGGTGCGGACAAGGTTTGAAATATATTCGAAGTACGGTTTTAGCCCGTCTTTGTAATAAATTGCCGGCGCGGTAAGCGCGTCTATTTGTTCGACGGGTATGGGTAAATTTGTCATTTTAAAAGAGCCTCGCAAATTGCGCCGATGATAGAAACGTATTTTAGCTTGCCTTCTTTTTCGGCACGCTTGATAAACTCAACAAGCGTACCGCAAAAACAACCCGCCTCAATTTTAACGCCGTCGGCATGTTTAATAATTTTAATTTGACGCCCCGACCCATCCACATTGGCCAAAGTTAGCCATTGTAGAACGGTAACACCGAGCCAAACGCACCCCTCGCCCAGCGTGCACCCCTCGCCCAGCGTGCACCCCTCGCCCAGCGTGCACCCCTCGCCCAGCGTGCACCCCTCGCCCAGCGTGCACCCCCCGCCCAGCGTGCACCCCTCGCCCAGCGTGCACCCCTCGCCCAGCGTGGAAAACTTCGGAATTTCTGTTCCGGCGGGTATTTCGGTATTGTCGGGGATTATCCAGCCGCCGCGTTCGTTAAGTTCGTACATTTTATTTTTACTCCGGTCTGTTTAAGTTGGTATGGCGTAAATATAGCGGCCATTGACCGCCCCGTCAATCCTTCTGGTACCTTTTTTTACGCCACCCACCGGCGGCACGTATCGGCCAACCCGCAGCCCATTCCGGTAAGGTGGCCATGATCCGCTCGAACTCGTCGACACTCCCGAAACCTTCCGGCACTTCGGCGACTAGTTCATCATGTACCCGTAATACAATCGGGTAACCGACGCGCTCGAGGTTAACGACCGCGTGGGCCATAATGTCGCGGGCGGTCGCCTGGACGACGTTTTCCGCGAGACGGCTTCCGTACGTCTCAATGCGAATCCAACCGAGCGGCCCCATTGTCGGGTTGCTGTTCCAACCCATAAAGGAAAGCGTCAACTGCCCCTCCCAACGTGTCGACGGTGCCAAGCGGGGCGAATGGTACGTTAATACCCGCCCGCTCAATAGGCGGCAGTACAGCGCGTCGGAGTCGGTTGCCATTTGGTACGTTATGCCATTGTAGGCGTAGGCGGTGCCGGGGTTTAAAACTGCCGCGACGGCCATGCCTTCTAAACCGTAAAGCTCTTTTGATGTGGGCGCCCACGGTTTACCGCGGCACTGGCCGCCCCATAATTCCACAATAGCGGGGGACGCTTCGCGCCATTTGATAATAAGCTCCTTAACTTGCGCGTCGTTAAAGTTGTCCGACTTGTCAAAGTTGCGCCACGATCCGATCCAGCCGCCGAAGCCCAAGGCCAACTCGGCAACCTTCCCGATCTTGTTCCGGTCGGGGTGCTTTTTGCCGCCGTTCGCCATGTACCGCTCGTAAGTCTGGCCCGTTACCGATGCCGCGCCATGGATGTAAATATCTTCGCGACGTTCAAAAGCCGCAACGCGCCACGCTTCGCCCGCAAGTACCGCCGTTACGACCGCCTCAATACTGGAATAATCGGAGCAGATTAAATCCTTACCCGGCGCCGATGTGAACAACCCGCGCACGCACCCACTTATGGTAAGGAGCGCCGTGCCGAAGTAATACTCGACCAACTCGAGGCTTTTGTGCCCGATTATTTCCAAAGCGTACGGCACGGCCGCCGCGTCCCACGCGTGCGTGTCGAGACTATCGCCCGAATATTGCCAACCGCAATGCGCGCAAAACTCGTTAACCGCAGCGCCCGGCCAGTTGCACTCCGCGCACCATCTTAGCTTCGGGCCGGCTTTGGGCAGGTTGCCCGGTTGGACGTCGGCGTGGGCGTCGCGGCCGGTGCGGGCGCCGTGGTATATAAATAGGTCGCAAAGGCGGTCGTTTGATGTGGCCATCCGTGCCATTGCGTACACTTTCTTTACACTGGCCGAGCCGATAAGCCCCCGGATATCCAGTGCGCGCCGGACATGGTGAGGTAAATCGTTACGGGCGAGCGCGGCGTCCACGGCTTCGGTGTCCATTGCGGCCATGCGAACCCCGCTATTTTCATACACCCACGCGGTAAGTTTTGCCACTTCGGACGCTCGGGCCACTTGGCCGCCTGTTATCTGGTAAAGCTCGGCATTGTATTTAGCGTGCGCCTGTTCGAGTATGGCCACACAAGCCTCGACCCCTGCCCGGTCAATACCAACGCCCCTATAATTGCACGCTTGATCGGCGAGCCAATAGTCTAATTCTTGCGGAATTAAGTCGGGTATTTTTTCAGAGGCGAGCGCCTCGACCTTGATGTCGGTCTCGTTATATTTGTACAGGTTGGCCGCGTCGACCGGATCGTCCTCGGGGCGAATGCGGTGCCGGGGGTCTTTTAGTGTCGGGTCGCGGGGGATGCTGAATTTTTTTAACAGCCGGTCGCCGTCCTTATCTTTCTTGAGGGGCAAATTTAACACGTCGCCCAGGTTGCCGAGGGCTCCAGGGTATGACGAGGCGCGCGCCTTTGCCATGCTGCAGCGTAGTTGCCGTTGGGGTAAAGGCGGCCAACCGTACCGGCGCACGCCGACTTTATTCCAGATATGATGCTCGAAGCCGCTATTATGCGCCTCAAGCAATCCGCCGTCAGCTATGTGGTCAAATAGCCTATGCGGCGCAGGGTCGCCCGGCTTCCAATGCTGTGCGCCCCGCCCGTCGAGCAAATCGTAACTAAGCGATAATATTTCGCAGCTCGGGTGCTCCGCATACACAGCGGTGCCAACGGCGGGCAAACCCTTTTTAGCGGCACCCTGGGGCGCCTTATATTTCTGGCTCGCCTCGTCCCAAATAAAACCCGCTTCGCTGTACGTCTCAAAGTCAAAGCTCGGGATTGGGGTCGATATGTACCAACCGGCCCTCACTGGTAAACACCTACGTGGCAACACGTACCCGGCTTGCATCGGCTATACGGCATGCCTACATCTACCGCGTATCGGCACTCGCCGTCTTTGCAGTAGCTTCCGTTAATATAATCGAGGTGGGGCACTTTTACCCCATCGACCAAAAAGCCCCAATCGCCACGGTATTTAAAAGTAACGAATAAAGTCCAGACGCCCCCTTGGGAAATGTCGAGTATCTTGTGGTAATCGTTGTGGTTAAGCGTGAACGTATCGCCGGCCACTCGGGCCAGTCGTTCACCGTTTGCCCGTTCTTCCACATACCAACCTCGGAGGATAAATGTACGGGCGTCCCACGGGTGATCGTGCAAGTGCCTATCGTTATCAGGCCGGCAAATATGGTGCAACCTGATCGAGAAGGGAAACCGGGAACCTTTGCCGCTCGTTCCGAATTTATATGGGTTAAAAAGCCAGTATCGCCACATATAGGTATCTTTGCCATCGGCGCTTTTAATGTGCGTGTAGGGGCGTAGCTTGGCGATCCAAATTAAAATATTTATTAATATGCGCATAATATTTACCCAAAAAAAAAGCCGCCCCCGTACGTGCCGGGAGCGACGTTGTTAAAGTTAAGCCATGTATCCGTGTTCACGCAATAAAGCGTCCGTCCAGCCTTTCTCGATAAATGAGTCATACGACGCGCCGTTTGCCTTGGCCGTCATAACGTTACCGCTTGCAAAGTCGCGCGCGGGGGTCACGGGTGCCGCCGGTGCGGGTGCCGGTGCAGGTGCAGGTGCGGGCGCAGGCGCGGGAGCCATAGCCGCAGTCGGTACGGTTGTCGCGCCTGCAGGTAATGGCGCCGCGCCAAAACCGGCGGTTGTGGTATCAACGTCGCCGCCTTTGATTTCCTCACCAAATGCGCTAAGGGCAACGGCGCGCGGGTTGGCGTACATGCCGGGGCTATCGCTCGGGCTATTGTCGACAAACTCGGCCATGACTTGCACATAATACCCGCGCTTAATTACTTCGTCGGCGGTCAATACTTTAGAGCCGTCACGGTTAACCAGTTTGGGCGCGTTTGAACTACTGAACCAAATAACCCAATGGCCTGGATATCCTTCGCGGTCGCAGGGGCGTTTGTTTTTCAGGTTCGGGATTGCGCTATCGCCGTCAGTAACTTTCCAACTAAAATCCGGACGATCCGCAACGCCCGCGAAGACTTCGTGCCCAAGTTGCCACAATGGTGCGAGCCATGACTCGCTTGCCCAATGCGTAGCGCCAGGCGTCTTAGGGTAAGCGACGCCAAAGCTAAATTGCTGCGTCGGTTGGCCCTTGTTCGCGCCGGACTTAATAACCATCGGCTCGCCTTTGGTTGTGGTTGTTCTCGGGACGTACAGATCGCCGCCCACCATACGACCTACGGGGGTCGTAACTTCGAGTATTTTTTTAGCCATGATTTAAAACTCCAAAAGCCGCTCGGGCTTTATTAATTAAGGTTTTATCAGATACCAACTTTAAGCCGGCACTTGGTGTAACACTGTAGGACTGAATGACGGCTTTGTCAATCCCTAATTTTTCAGCTTGTTTCGGGGTAATACAATCGACCGGCTTTTTAAGGTCAAAGCCCATCATTTCCCCAATAATAACGACTTCCTCGGCCGGCACGTTCCACTTGGTGCGGCCGTAACTCGCCTCCAAAGCCCACCCGTTAACCTGGTTGCCTTGCGACAATCGAGCGAACGCTTCGACCTCTAAACCCGTTAAGCGCGCCTCGATAGCATCCCGTGCGCGCCGGAGCACTTCGAGCTCGAAAGCCAAGCCACCATTACTAAGTTCCACGGTTCGAGCGTCGCGCACGTACTCGAAGGCAGACAAAGCCGCCTCGCCCGCCGCTTCGCAGTTGTGCCGGTGTTTGCAATGCAGGCAATGCGCTCCGGATTTAAAGCCAGGTTCCTGGTCGTTTGCCGCAGCGTGTAGCCGGTTAAAATATCCGCGAAGTGCGGAAGCCTTAACCGTCCAATTACGCACCGGCCCGTCCCGATGGAACGCTCGGGGCTGTATGATTGTAATCTCGACAATAACTTCCTGATCATGCGCGCCGATAATATCGAGCAACCCGCAAACATAAGCCAGGCATTGCCAATTTTCGAACACTTCCACAACGCCGAACCCATATTTATAGTCG